CCAACACAAACTACTGTGCCAGGAGCAAGATCTTCTGCTGTAGAATATTTTTCTGCTAAGTCAGCATATCTTGCTTGCGTTGCTGTACCTTGGAATAAATTTGCTGCAATATTACCTGTAGCATCTCTTACAACTACAGTATTATTTGAAACTGCTACTGAAGCAGTCCTAAAGTTTCCTGAGCCATCGTTAAGTGAAGCTGCCTGCGATGCTGTGCCAACAAAGTTTGTTGCATATACGTCATTCCATAATAATGAAGCAGATCCTAAATCAAAACTATTGTTAATTGCTGGTAAAAGTCCGCCGCCCGATATTGTGGCCACATGCGTTTCTGTACCTATGCTATTAGTAGCTTTAAATTTAATTTTGCTATTTAAACCTGTAACATTTGAAATTACAGCTTCTGTACCATTTTCAACTTTAATATGTAAGTCTTGACTGTCGCCAACTTGTAAGCCTAAGTCAGTAAAAGTTACTGTTGTGTTAAAATTAGGATTACTAGTTCTAATAAAATCACTAGCACTAAATCCGCCTAATTTATCTGAATCTGAAGATGTACCCCAATATCTATGGGTTGTAGATGTTTCGCCGCTAGCAGAATTTATAAGTGTTATACCTCTTTGTATAAATGTAAATCCGTTAATTGGATTTTGTACACTATCAAGTGTAAAGGCAGAGGGGCTAACTACCATTACAACTTCATCATTTATTGTACCTGTAATAATGCTTCTTGAGCCTGCTTGATCATCTAATACTTCACGACTTTGCATCTGTGTTACGCCTTCGCCAGCGTTTTGTGGACCAATTAAAATAAATGCAGTACTGTTGTACACATAAAGTTGATCATTTGCACTGTCCCACCAAAAATCTCCTACTGTTAATCCTGCTGGTTGAGTTGCACTGATTTCTGCGCCGCCTGTGCCTCGCCATTGTGTGCCGTCGTAAAATTTAAGCTTACTGTTTCCTGTATCAAACCATACCTGGCCAGTGATCGCTCTTGGTGGTTGATTTGCTCCAGCAAAGTTTTCTAGCAAAAACAAAAAGTTTTCATTTTGTATTTCGCCGTAGCCTGCATAGTTTTTACCTATGAATTTAAGGTCAGTTGTTTGATCAACTGTACCATCTTCTACTGTTGTGAGCAGTGTATTATTGTATCTATCAATTTGATATGCCATTCTGTCGAACCCCTAAAGTGTATTATACTTATTTATTCAATTTATGGATATGTAGTTTCGCTTACATATTGCCATACGCTTCCGTCTGAACGGAACGTTATCATAGACCTAGTTGGTGTTAAAACAGCATTACCCGATGCACTAGAGTTAGAAACAATATCTTGTATTACTGTTCCTGTGCCGCCGCCTGCTAAATCAACATCAATAAAGGACTTTTCAAGCACACCAGTATTATTAGGTGCTACGGTAATATTAATACCGCTTACAGTTGCACCTGCATAAGAAGTTGTGTGTATCTTTGCAAATTTTAGATTATTTTCTAAAGCTGCAGGATATAAATCATTTAAATAAGTAATCATATTATCGTATAGTGTAGCACCAGAGCCTAGTCCAGTAATGTCCATAGAGAACACTATAGTTTCGGTTGCTACGGTATTATCAGCATAGTATTTTGTAGCAGCATCTTGATTTGCTGTAGGATCTGCCATGCCTGTAATTTTTTGTGCATCAGTAATATGTATATCACCTGCACCTGTAATGTTTATGCCTCTGCCGTCTCCGTCCACGCCGCCAGCGGCGATATTTAATGAAATTGAACTTTGAAATGTATTACTGTCTAGCCCCATACTATCAACGTTTAAATATTCTAGTGTGCCAACTCTTACTAATCCTGTTGCATATATTATACTTGAACCTAATCTATCATTTAATACTTTTTCTACGTTACCAATTTTGTACGAAGTTGCTGTATCGCTTAGATCTAAATTTACACTGGACGTCCACGCATTTGCAGTAGTTTCCCATGTAAAAGTTTTATTAGTGTCGCTTGATAATAATGTTAAGCCACCACCGCTAACAGTTGCGTTGTTACCATAAGTAGGCGTATCGCCTGCAACATGTCCTAATTCAATGTTTTTGTCTTCTACTTTGAGGACGGCAGTTTCTACAGTTGTTGTGTCGCCTTCAACTAGCATATTACCAGTAACACGTAAATCGCCTGTAACATCTAAAGTATACTGCGGTGTGTTAGTAAATATACCAATCTTTTCTTCAGAAGCATCAATATATAATGCATCTACAATAATTGCGCCAGATGGTGTTGTTCTTACACGCATACTAATATCGTTATCTAATAACTGATTTTCAAAATAAAATCTTGGACCGACTACTTTTTGCACATGGTTCTGTGATAAACCTATTGTTACACCGCCTGAGTTTTGTACTGTCAGTGTACCAACTGTTACTCCATTAGCATCAGATGGTAAAAATTGATCAGCTGTCCTTGTAACACCTGCTCCTGTAATAAGAGCATTTGCTCCGCTTGCTGTACCATAGAATTTAAAATTAGTACTATCAATGATATTCATACCTTCGTATATAATGCCATCTGGATTACTATCTGTAACTAGCTCTAACACACGCTGACTGTAAACTGGTGTAAATGTTAACGCACTTGTAATTGCAACTCTTTCGCCGCCAATATACAAACTTGCTACTGTTCTTGATCTAGACTGTGTATCAAGAATACTTTCAATTTGAAATCCGCTTACGCCTTGTTGTTGACTGTATTCAGGACCAATTAAAATTAAATCTGAGCCATCAAATGCATAAACTTGATTGTTAAGATTATCTATCCACAGATCGCCTGCGATCATTTGCGGACGAGTATTTTGTACATATGGGCCGCCTGATGCTTTCCACGTAGTGCCGTCGTATACTTGTAGTCTTTGACCGGAGGTATCGTACCAAAGTTGCCCTGTTAAAGGATTGCTTGGTGCGGCAGTGTTACTAAAATTTTCTAACAAGCGGATAAAGTTTTCGTTAAAATACTCACCATAACCAGTAAAATTTCTGCCAACTAGTACAAGGTTAGTAGAAGTTGTATTAATTTGCCCGTCTATAAGTTCAGTAAGTAATGTTCCGTCTGTTTTGTTTAATTGATAACTCATCTTATTGTCCAGTATATATAATGTAGTTTACAGCTAAGAATGGGTTCATTGTACCTAAAGGATCTGCAAGACTACCTGTTGTTTTGACTCCGCCGCTGGATGGAAATGCTTGTGTTCCGCCTGTGCCCGGATCAATAGTAAATGTAATTGCTTCTTCATCAACTGGCTCACCTGCTCCTACACGCAATCCATAGTATTGTGTGCCGGAAGGTGCTTCTAAATCGTGTTCGTGTTCTGGTAAATTTTCTATTCCTAATGTTTTAGTTTCAGAGCCTGCATTTCCTCCTAAAGCATCTGCAGCAATATCAGTTACTCTATTAGCACTTGGTCCGCCCATATTATCTAATCCGAGTGCAAATCTTCCTCTTAAATCCGGAAGTGCAAAACTATTAACACCTGAATCACCTAATAATGATGTGTCTTTAAAATTATATCCTATTGCTGTAAATAATTCTGTATAGTCTGATTTTTGTATTTCTGATCCGTCACAAAATAACCAACCAGATGGTGCTTCTTCTCCGCCAAAGGGCATAATTGCGCCAGGTGGCACAAGTGGAATACTTTTAATAAAATTACGCTTTGATATTTTATAAACACCAGTAGAACCTGATCTTACATTTAATAATAATTCGTCAGCATTTCCTGCATCATAAATTGTTTCTTTGTTAGCAATAAAACTGTTCGCAATAGAAATATTAAATGTTTTTGTAGTGCCGCCTGTTTGTCCGTCAAACTCAAAACTATTATTCTCTACATCCCCACTAAGATTAAATGTAGTTGCACTTGCTAGCCTATCTGCACTTCCTGCACGGCCTGTAACTGTACCTGTAACGTTACCTTGTAAATTCCCTACAAAAGTATTTGAAAATATTTGATCATATTTGTTATTTGTTGTACCGATATTTCTTGTGCCGCTAGCATCAGGAGTCATATTACCGGAAATAATTACACCCCCTACGTCTAGGTCGCCACCGATAAATGTATCTAGTGCGATTCCTACGCCGCCGGATGTAGTAATTGATCCTGTGCTAATGTTTGTTGCATCAACTGTGCTAGAAACATTTATAGTGCCAGAATCTGGAAATCCTGTCCTAGGAGAAACTTTAACATTACCCTTAACATCTAATTCAGTTTCTGGTGCCGTTGTGTTTATTCCTATAAGTCCTTCAGAATCTAATCTCATAACAGTAGGAGATGACGAAGATGTTTTTAATCTAAAATCAATATTAGATCCTACAATACTTTGTTGCAGTACAACAGATTCGTTTTCTACACTGAGTTTGAATTGATTTCCGGTGCCAACAGTAAGTCCTTCATCATTCTTAATTGTAATTGGAAAATTTGATGTACTTGCAGCATTTGCTCTTAGGAAGTTAGAAGCTGGAACAACTTCAGTACCAATAATTAGTGCTTCTGCTTTTTCTGACGTACCAAAATATTTTAAAACTTCATTATTTACAATAGCAGCATCTGAAATATTAAATCCTGCGTTTATTCCTGTTCTAAAACCAGGAATAGCTGTCTTAGGTATAAACGCTTGCGTAGAAATTATAGCTACTGGACTTTCTTTAATTTTAATTGTTAGACAAGTATATGTTAAGTCGTCTGAACCAATTATTGACTCTGATTGCGTACCAGTTAATAATCCATCACTAAATTCTGGACCTACTAAAACCCAACCTGCTCCACTAAACAAATAAAGCTGTTGATTTTCTGTGTTGACCCATAAATCTCCTAGTGTACTGTTTGCAACATCTGGTTGACTTGTGCTTTTTTTCAATCCTCCACTAGCAGTCCATGTTGTGCCATCATATACTTTAAGTTGATTAACACCTTCACTACTATCATACCATAACTGTCCCTCTACTGGGCGTCCTGGTGCATTTGTATTTGCAAAATTTTCTAATAAATGTAAAAAGTTTTCTGCTACTGCTTGACCGTAGGATGTAACATTTCTGCCAGGCAGGGTAATACTAGTCTCTGTGTTCAGCGTAGCATCTTCAACTATTATTGATCCTTTATTAATACTGTCTGTATAACTTATCTGATATGGCATTATATTATCCTGTTAAACTTTGCACTCTTACGGTGTAATCAATTTGTATTAAACGGTTTAATGATTTTTGTACAGGATGAAAAATTACATGTGTAAGTAATTTGCCGGTGCCATTTGTGTCATAGCTTCGTAATCCTAATTCATCAAAAACATATACATCGTTTTGATTGGTTGTTGTATCAAATGCCTGTTGTCCGTCTGGTTCACCGTAATCAAGTAAACAACTTACTAAGATATCTGTATAATTTGTACCGCTTAAATGTCTTGTTTCTATTTTATTTCTTGTTGGGTCAGTGTTGTTTACACTTCTATCATCTACTACTTTAGTATATGTTTGATTATACAAACTAGCATTTGTACCTGTGCTGTTAGGCGTTAGATACGTAATAATGCCAGTAGGGTCTATGTTTGTTCCGCCATTGCCGAAGCTCATTTCATAAATAAAACCTTCGCCTGCATTAGCAATACTTTCAGCCAATGCAATACTCATATTTTCATAATGAATTGCATTCCTTTTATTAATTAGAACTTCGTTTGTTGTAGGGTCTGTAATTTTAATATGACCCTGTAATAATATTCCAGTGTTATCTTGCATTATTCTATCCAAATTATCCTATACTGTATTTATTCAGGTTGCTCATATGAGCCTGCACGTAAGAATCTACTAATTGAAGTTTCTGCATCTCCAAGTTGTTCTCCGTCTTTGACCCATGATCTGCCTGTTTTTTTGATTATTGTTATCCTAGAATCTTCTGTAGGAGTTGCTAAAAGTGTTATTCTATTCGATATACTGTCTATGCTAAATTCTGCAGGCAAAGTTTCGTCTCCTGCAGGACTATTTGGGGCTAACGTTGGATTAAACAATGTTATACTTTGTTTATTCAAACGCTTTCCTGCTGCAAAAACCTCAATTTCATTAATACTTGCAACTTCAAAGCCAATACTAAATTGATTAGTTATTCCATCGGCAGTAATAGTACGCACAAGGTTTTCATCTTTGTAAGGAATAGTTTTTTCTCTATTCTGATTATAAATTTTTGTTCCTGCGGCATGCACAGTTGGCACACCTGTACCTAATGTACCTCTTCTAATTTGTCTCAAAATGTTATTTTCTTTAACAAAATATTCTATTCTTTCACCATTAATAAAAATTACTCCTGGTAAATTTTTACCTTTATCTGGTTCTGGAATATCTGATCCGTTTTCACTTAATGTTATACGTAGATCTGTTTGGTTTAGAGGATTTGCTAGCACACCTGCAGCTTGATCTAGTCGTTTGAAGTGTGTTCTATTTAATATATCTTTAAATTGTCTATAACTAAATCCATCTTCTGATACTTTAGCAGCAAAATGTATAACTTCTATAACATCATTCTGTAGCGGAATTTTTACAAGTTGTATACGTTTTCTATCACCATGTAAATAATAATCCACACTCGGAGTTAAAAGTATGCCATTTTTTGTTACCCATACATACTGTGCATCTATTGCAGGGTTCCTTAATGGTATTTCTCCAGAAGTAATTTTTGCGTATGTGCCTTCTTCAGTATCAGTAATAAGTTGTTCACGCTGTACAATATCATATTGTATTTTTTCTATATTCTTAAGATCATGATTACTAAATTGATGTACATAAACAGACTCGCCTTGGGCGGGTGCATTAGCTAATGTAATTTGTTTACCTGTAATACTATATTCGCTTTCGCCCAGATTATATACTTCAAGAACATCTCCGGGTAAACCGTACTCGTCACTTAACAAAACAGAACTATTTGCAATATCTATACGCCATTGTTCAGGAGTAAATATTTCTTGTCCGTTTAAAAATACCTTTAAAGTATCAGCTGATATTGAACCTAATGGCTGTTGGAATAATTCTAGTTGATATTCTCTTTGATTGCCTTCAGGAATTGTAAACTGTTTACTATATCCGCTGTTAAGTATTTGTTGGCCTACTCTTACAATAATATTGTGTTCTGTAGGTACAGAATAGAACGGTGCTTGTCCTAAAGTGTATGTTGTTTGTGAAGCTCCTGCTGTAAATTCATCAACAATAACTTGACTAAAGTTTACCGTGCTATTATCAGTAAATAACGACCAATTAATAACCTGTCCTATTGTAGCAGCGTTATCTAATCTAAATCCAATTCTATTGTCGCCCTCTATAACTTGACTATAATCAAATAATTCAACATTTTCCATTTCGCCATTTATAGAAACACTTACACTCAAATTATCTGCATATTCATAATCAATTATAAATTCTGACTGCTCATCAACTTGTACAGTTTGTTCGCCTATATAAAGTATTTTTGCTGTTGTGCTTTGTTCTTGTTCTATAATACAAACTTTTTGATCTTGTGTTACAGGCAATGTTACTGTTTTAGCAGCCCAATCTAAAGTATATTGTGTGTTGTCAAGTATAACGCCATCAACTTGGATTAATACACTATCTTTTGAACCTAATTTAAGCTGCAAAGTATGTGTTAACGTGCTGTCTGATAGTATAGTATAATTTGTTGCCGTAACAAGTCCTTGGCCGCCACTTTCTTTTGTGTAAACTTTAATATCTAAAGTATCTTGCACAGAACCTGCGATTAATTCTTCTGTTTGTGCTCTAGTTGAGGAAACAAATAGATCACCATCAGTAATAATTTCTTCAGCATTTATACCAGCAGCAGTTGTGTAATTTAAGTCACCGCCTTCTAGTTGAGTATCATAACTGTCAAGATCCGGTATAACACTTCCGTCACTAGTAATTTTTCTAACAATAAACACATCACCGTCTTCTAGTACAATTCCTAAGTCTTGTGTGTATATTATATCAGTAGTTCCGTCACCTATAATTGTTGCCATTATAGCATTTAAATTTGACGACGATCCTTCTCCTTCAATCCAATCTTCTGCATCTATTTTTACATTATTCTTATAAACATTATACTTTACGCCGTTTTCCAACGGTTGTTGTAATTGCACTGCAATTGTAGATCCGTCACTTGTAAATACTTCGTCTTCAAAAGTATTTTCATAAGTATCCCATGTATCTGTAAACCAAGGCTGACTGTCATATCCAGCTATTCCGCCAAAATCAAAACTTTTTATTTCTACTCCGCCGTAATCAATACCTGTCATTAACTGATTAAGCTCTTTGCCAAACATACCATCAGTCGGAGCATATGCTGCTAGAATTCTATCAGGTGCTTGTAAGAAAGATAATGGCTTATAGTATTCTATTCTTATGTTTGATCCGCTTGCTTGCGGTTTTGTAAATACTACCTGACCGTACTCAAAAGTATGACCATCTATTTTTTCAATGTTTTTATATGTGTAAGTACTACGCAACATTTCTATTTCATTTACAAATACTTTCACTTTGCTTAATTTTGTATCCATTGGCCATTTTAGATTGTATATAGTATCCACGCCAGATGCTGTAAAAGTTTCTGTTTGTGAAAGTTCTTGTATATAATAATCTTTAGCAACTCTGTCAAATTTAACTTTGATTGTAGGAGTTCTTACAACACTATTACCTAATATAGCATAAACTTTAGCAGGAGTGCCGCCTTCAATTTGTGAACCTTCTAAAGACACTTTAGGCGGCGTAATAAATTTACCGCCTGGATTACGTAAAATTATTGCTGTAACTTTTCCATATCCAATAAATGCTTCTGCTGTTGCTCCGTTTGCATTTTCAATAATTACTTTTGGTGCAAAAATGTATCCGCTGCCAGAATCTTTAATTTTTATTTCTGTAATTTCTGCGCCAGCATTATCTGTAAAATATTTTGTTGGATATTTAAGCAATTGCTGATCATTAATTACTATTTTGCCATTTTGAACAATTGATTTTAGTGTTTCAAATTGTTTTGTTGCTGTATTGTACACTGGTGCTGCATCAAAATCAGTTACGGCTGTGTTTGTATCATCAACTTTATCATAAGTTGATATAAATTCTCTTATGTTAGAACTGTAAGGTTTAATTTCTTTTACATAATCTTCAAAATATTGTAAATTATCATTTTTGAATGTTGCCGGCTGTGCTAGCGACCCAAGTTTATGATTAATTTTAATAAAACTTGTTTTAAACATCCAATCTATGTTTCTTTGTTCTGCAACGATATATCTTAATGAGGCAAAAAACAACTGATTATATTCTACTGCTAAATTATTAATTAAAATATTATCTCGTAATGCTTCTAATATAATTCTTATTTCTTGAGCAGGGAAATTATCATATGTTCCGCTATCAAATGTTCTATTATCGTAACCAATAACACTTGTATTTGTATCATATAAAGATGCCTTAAATTCTAGTGTACCATTTTGTCTGCCAATTGTTAAATAATCTCTTGTGTAATCGGCGGCATTAGTTAAGCCTGTTCTTTTAAGTAGAAGCCATCCCGATGTTCCGATATCTTTTATTTTAACAATATCGTTAAATTGTATATCTGTTTGTTGTAACTGATAACTAGAATCAATTTGATGATTAATATTAGTAAACTGATTAAATCCTTCTGCATACCAATCTTTATAGTCCCAATACTTTGTTACATCATAAGATTGTGTTTTACGTTTAAAGAAAGTTTTATCTATTTCGTTATAACCATATACGGACCAATTATTTTTTGTAGTTGAATCAGCTTTTACTAGCACACTGAATCGCCTTACAATCAATTGTGAATCAATATAGTTCTTACCTTGCGAAGTTACCTTTACAGAAGTAATGCTTCCTAGGTTATTAATTTTAATATCGATGGTTGCATCAGTGCCGCCGCCTGATAATTCAAAACTTGGCGGTGTTTTATAACCCCTGCCAGGATCTGTAATATCAACTCTAATCAATTTTCCGTTGTTTAGAATAGGAGTTAATTTAGCAGGTTTAATATTATTTGTGCTTACAAACTGCAATTCTTCATATGTGTCAATAGTTACGTCAAATTCATTTGTACCTGGTGTTGGAATTGCTTCTTTTTGTAATAATGCACTAATATTGTAGTCATCTACTATTAGATTATTAGCAAATATATAATTAAGTCTTTCAACTGTTTGTTTTAGTGCTTCGGTCCTATTTACAAACATACTTTGTCTTGGTCTATTTAATATTCCGTATCTTTGTTGTACAGGAATTTTGTTATCAGGAACATGTCTATAATTTGTGTCAAACCCGACTAAACTATCGTGCCATTTTCTTTCTATTCCTTCATCAATGCGCGAAGTTGGGTCACCATCTGCAAGTAATTTAAACTGACTATGAGTATTTGTATTTTTAGGAAGTTGTTTTCTATACTTAATATTAAGTACAATATCATCGCCTTTAATTACATTCTCAAAATTGTTTAATATCATTTTGTCTTTAGAAATAAAACTTATATATCTATAGCCTTGCTCTCTAGGACGTTCAATTAATTTTGCAATATCAAAAATACTTAGGTTTCTATTTTTTATTACCGGAGTAGTTCTTTTATCTTTGACCCAAAAATAGTATTTTGTTGTAAAAATTTGTGCCACACTGTCATATATAAGTTTTGCACTATACATTGAGTCACCGTACAAAGGCTGTCCGCTTATACCTAGTTTTATACCTTTTTCGCTATTAGAAAGATCTGTATATTGGCTTGGCAAGTACGAACTCTCTACCCATTCGTATACATTAATAGATCCACCGTCAACTAGCTTTGACCATGCATTCTTTTGATATGATGTACTTCCTTGATACGCATACTCAAACTTAGCTGAACTAATATCCCACCATACTTGCCCTACATGAGATGTTGTCCAAACTTGATTAGCATCAACTTTTGGATCTGATAATAATCCTACATTATAATAAGCAGGATCAGAATTTGTTTTAAATGTTATATCTTGTTCTGCTATGCCTGCAATTTTTCCTTGTACCGGATCAATATAGTCAACATAACTTACTACTGCGTTCTTTTTTCTATCGTAAAGCATTACGCTTTCTATTAAGGTTGTATCGACAGGTAAAACTATTTCTTTGTAAGTAGACCAAGATTTTTTATTTTTTGGTTTTCTATAATCAATAAATATTCCGCGTTCGTTATCATTCTCTAAATAATAAGGAATGCCAACATAAACATGATTTTCATTTGCTAATAAATTTTTTCCAAAATCAGTTGTTGCATTATCGTATCTAAATTTATCACTGTATGTATATGTGTCGTTGAAATTTTCATAAACATAAACAACACCAGAATCTATTTTTGTGTTTTTAAATTCAGTGAATGATAAATCGAAAGTTGTTGTAACGCCTAAACTACCTGAAAGTGGGTCGTTTATGTACCTTGAGTCTTCTAACTTATTTGCATATGTATCAAACGTTGTTGGAATTTTTTGGTCGCCATTTAAACTAGTAACAAATAAATTTTCGTCACTAAATGCTATTGAAGAGCCAAACCTTTCTGATAGTTCTCTATTAGGACTTTTTATTGTTTGAGGAGTTGTTGTAAATAAGCCATTATTTTGAGTATATACATACACTTCTCCACTATCAGTTATTCCGTCTGTATCTGAATATGACGCTGATACTATAAATTGTAGTCCGTCTGGCTTGAGCCTAACATTATCTGCCCATCCATTATTATCATTAGGACTATCTATGATTTGGAATAATTCATATTTTTCTTCATTCTTTCTATAAATTGCAAGCTTAGATGATGCAGGACCACTATCAGTTGATTCAACTGTAGCTGTAACTATAAGCACATCGCCATTTTCGCTAACATCAAAACTTTCACTAAACTGAATTATATTTGTTGCTGGGTCAAATGTGTTTTCGCCATAGTATGCTGTAGAAAGGTTAGGCAAATAACCTAAGTAATCTATCTTCTGTGTGTTTTCTAGCCATATATTTGTATTCCATGCAGCACCGCCTGCAATATTAGTTTGTGCTGTATAAAATTTATTATCCTTTAGTACAATCGATCCTTTAGTATACGGATACGTATTTTCCCATACTCCTCTATAGTCGTTATCTACTCCATAACGCCAGCTAATATTATCCCAAATAATAGGATTAAGTATATTTGTACCTATAGAATCATTTGTATCTTTATTAGCACGATAGTATTTGTCTTTATATATTACAACATCGCCTTTATCATAACTTGTTTTTTGATAATCGCCTTTAAAAACATCAAGCGACGATGCACCATGCATAAAAATTTCTATACTGCCAGGATCACTCCTTGTTGATCCGTCTAAATCTCCTTGGCTGCCTACTAAGAGAGTATAAAGATTTCCGTTCTTGCGTATTTTAATCGTGTCGCCAAATTTTCTATTAGCAAACTTATACTGACTAGTCAGAATATAATCTAAATCGTAGGTGCCGCCTGGTCCACGTCTATAAATTGCAACTGCGCCCTCGTTAGCTAGCCCGCTTTCTGTTCCTCTTTCATCAGCAGGGATATTATATATCTGTGTCCAGTCTTTATTAAGACTAAATGGTGCATTTTCTGCTCTAGATATTCCACCTTCTATTGATTCTTCAAAGAAATAGTATTCTGATTCTAAAATCTCAGGATTATCAACAATACTAAATTTATCAGTTGCGTCTGTTGAACTTTTTTCGAATACTAATAAATCACCAACTATATTATTGCCAAGAATAATTTGGTTATCTGGGTCGTCAATGGTTCCAAATACTCTGTCAACATCTGCTCCCCCTCTAATATTCGGATCAATTGTATTAAAATTTCCTGCTTTTCTGCGGATTTGAAATTTGCCAATATTATTAAGTTCTGTCCAAGTTCCTGATTGCACAGTCACATAAAGCCGTACAGTATTAAATTTTCTTTGGAGAAACTTGACTTCTGCCAAACTAGTGCTTATACTTGTAAGTGCTAAACCGCCGGATCCATCTCTAGGTATTTGTACATCTTCTATGATGTCGCCAACTTGGGGTTGAAATGCAAAGCCAGATGCATCAAACTCGCTTAAAGTAAGATCAATGTACCCATCCCATTTATCATAAATCTGATGTGAACTAGTTAACAATTCTAAATCTATTCCACCTGTATTAGACAGCTCTGCAGGACTGTTGTCTCCATCATAGAATCCAAAGCCTAACGTAGCATTACTAATACTTCCTTGTAATTCAAATGCATTTTCTGCTTCTAATATATCTTGGTATTCTTTAGATATTCTCACTACCCATTTATTACTTAATTGAGGAGATTCAACTGATGAAACCCCGTCCTGTGACACAGGATTTCCTCTATAACTTAACTGTGTAATAAAACTTGCTCTATTTTTTTCTTGTACAAAATTACCTATGCTTGCTACTGCATCTTGAATGTTATTATAGTTATTAACTGCCCTTACACTAGTTGATGGTCTAACATCGGCAAATACAAGTCCTCTACCTATGTCTAAATATTTTCCGTTATTGTTATAGGTAAATGCATTGCCAGCAGTTTGAGTATTAATATACCAAAAGCCGCCAACATCCGGAGATGTTACATATGTAGATTCTTGTGTATAAAATCCAATAAAGTTACTAGAACCTTGGATGAATGCTTCATCATTTACATTCAAAATACCAACAACATTTTTTAGGTAGATTACGGCCGAATCTCTATATGTATTTGTGTAAAATACTTCTCCAGTTGCTGTATCTGTTGTTATAATATCTCCAACAACAGGCAAACTTACAAAAGTATCAACGCTTAGAATTGCATCAATTTTTTCGATAATCTCATGTTCTTGGTTTATAAAATTTCTTGTAATCTCAGGTATAGCACCATCAAACGGCAAGTAATTGTCTAATGTAGGATATGCGTAACTACGCTGATTCCAATATAAATTAACTTTATCGCCAGCAGCACCGTCTATTCTTCCTTTTGTACCTATATACATATCTATAGGAGCTCTAACTAATATGTGATCTGTATTAGTTGCAGTTAATCCAAAATCGCCTGCTACTAATAGTTGTAAATTAGTACTATCGGTATCAGCTTGAGTTGTTAAGTTTATATACGAATCAAAAGTGCTAAAACTTTGTGTTCCGGTTTCAGGCAATATTGATCTATTTGCTCTCCAAAAACTTTCTCTATATTTTACAATATCAAATTTTTCATATGCAGTAGTTGAATTAAAATCTCCAGTAAGTTTAGTTTTAATATTAGAAGCAAACGGCATACCTACTGCTAAGAATTCTCCATCTAAACTAACATCCATGGCATGACCAAAGTCATCATTAGATTCTACTGCTGACAATCCGTCTTGAGTAAAATTTAAAACTTGAGTTAGTCGTAGATTTGCATTTTCTTTTGTGCGTTTATACACATAAATTTTGCCTGCTTCGTCACCTTTTGATGCAACAAAAACATTTCTATTATCCTGAGTAGCAGTCATAGATCCTGTGAAGTCTTGTACTGTACTATCCCAGTCTGTAGGATTTACATATTCTTCTAATTTCGAAAATACCTTTTCATTTTTAACAACTTTCCAGTTGTCTTTTTTGTCATTATAATTGTCAATCCATATTTTTTGATTAGAGTATAAATCTTCATTAACTATATCGTTAATTTGTGTTTCATCTAATAATCTTACTTTACGTAGTTGAGTAACTGTAAAGGATTGATTTACAAATCCTTTAATATCATTATCAATTGGAACTTGTACAGTAGCAGTGTTTAATTCAGTACTCTCAACATTATAAAAGCCGTTAATGTCAAATTCTTCGGCGCCGCGAAGTGCAATAATATCATTGTCGCTGATATAAGATTGGACCCACTTATCAAAAGTAATAGTGTAAAGTAATTTTCCAGATGCACTCAGTTCTGTTGCTTCTACAACTCCTGTACATTTTAGTTCTGTCTCTGTATGTTGATATATTGTCCAGTTGCCGTCTAATGTAGAAGTTAGATGTATGTATCCTCCTAAAGGTAGAATATTAACATTACCTAAAGCTAAGTCTCCTACTGATCCAACATTAAAGTTAATATCTTCATCGTCTACATATCCAGAAGTTTGTGTGTATTCCTTAGGATTTTCAATTACAGGAAATTTTGTTTCCCAATCGTTGGGCCTGTCAATAAGCATACTAGGCACTACTCTTAGTGAGTTATCAAAATTGCTAGAAGGCATATTATCTACAAATTCTACAGGTTGTGGGCTTATTTTCATGTCTTCATCTGATAGCACTAGTTCTATTTGGCTAACTTCATCTGTACTTCCATACAGGGCTGAACGTATTCCCCATTCTTCAAAATATTCTAAACTTTCTTGACTATTATTACTCAGGGGCGCAAATAATTTTGTGATAGCATTCTTTGTGCCCTTTTCTTGAATCATGCCTTGATAAAATTTAAATTGACTTACATCATCAACAATTAAATTACTTAAAAATTCACGTTTTTGAAACCCAACTAATCTTGATCCTAATTCATGCAAATCATTATCAAAACTAGCTGTATTAGGTTCATAAAAATCATTAAATTGTTGTGCCCTAAAGTCAAAGTTAGTAATTAAATCAGGAACAGGTTTTTCATTTAATTTTGTCCAACTATTAAAATCTATATCGTTTTGTCCTACTGAATTTTTATTTGCAACATAGTAGTACTGTTTGTACTTTACTAAATCGCCAATTTTATAATCTTTGTAGGACACAAATTCTTTTACAATAGCATTGTCGTATATAAAGCCTGGAATATTTAAACTGCCGTTCCAGTTATCTGAACGGTATCCGCTTACTTTTATACGTTGTTGTCTATAGCCCGATGCAGGATGATAAATTACATCATTAAAAATTGTATTGTTATCTAAAACAATTATATGTTCTTTTTGTATAATAGGTAGCGAAGCACCATATATACCTAAATCAGTATCTCGGGGCTTTATGCCAAACTCATTGTCTTTTCTTATTACATTGTTAAAGTCTCTTTCTAACACTTGTCCGTTAGTTGCAATAACATTGTAATCGTAAAACGCATCAAAAATATTGTCAACTACAGCATATTCTGTTTTAAAACTTAAAATGTTTGCAGAAGGGCTTACACTAATAATTGTACCGTTTGCCCAGCCTTGTGTTGTCCAAAACATAAATTCTTTTGTAACAGACATCCAGTCATTTACTATATTGTCTTCTACATCATCAAAAGTAAATCCCTGAAGTTCTAAATATCTTCCATAACCTAATAAAAAGTCTACAGTTGATTGAATATCTGGTAATATTGTTCCGTAAATTAGCTCTTCTGTTGTAGATGTATCGAAACTTTTATAAAAGTCAGCTGCTCTGCCGCCTGATGTAGGCAAAGCTGAAAGTTTTGCTAAATTGTCTTCGTCAAACGATTGATTAGATGTAAAACTGTCAGTTACTCTGTAATATGTATTCAAGTAAAATACAATTTGTCCTTTTCTAAAAACGGTTCTAGGAGCCCATTGAGTAAATTCTTCACTTATTCCGCCAACGGCAACAACATATTTGGTAGCACCTAATAGCGGTTTATAATATTTAAATGAGGGAGAATTTTGTGCATAACCTGATATCTTAAAACCCTGTGTAGTTTTTTCAACAATTACACCGCTATATAAAAACGTATCAATTGGGGATGATTCATTATACACTAACTCGTAATTTTCTTGTGGTACAAATACTCCAGTACTACCAACTTCTGTTTTAGGTGACTTACTTTCTAAAATTACATTAAGTTTCTTTTTGTCACTAAACCCAGCTAATCTAAAACTTAAATTTACATCTAATTGTTTTACGTTATCTTGGTAGTCTGTATAAACTTTTAGCACATTACTAGAAACTAAATTATAAACATAATTTATAAGGCCGCTAGTACTGATTCTAGCAGTATCTTCGTAAGTATTAGGAAACAAAATATTTTTATTTTCAATAAATTTACCAGTATCGTCATATGTAACTTGTCCTGCAAGATTTTTTACAGCCCTTGATACATCAAAACCTTTTGCAATTATATCTGCAGGTGTAACTAACAGCATTGCATTTATAATTGCAAATGGATATTCAGAACTTCTGCGCCAAGAATTTTCAATAGGGCCTGCATCGCCAAATTCAAACGCAGCGTTGGCTTTTCTTTGATTAAATCCTTGAATATAATTTATATTTACAGGCGGCAATAATTGTCCCATTCCGTCTACAGGAATAAAATTCTTTAAATTCTGTCTAGCCCATTTTTTTACTATTTTTTCTTTGCCTGGTTCTGCAATGCGTCCTAATTCTAAATCTTCCCAAAGTACTAAATTATTGCTTGTGTAGGGAGCAGGACCGTAGACTGTATTCCACCATGTGGGTTTATTTTGAAAACCTAGCATTTCCCAAGGATGACTATGTGGACGATCAGTATCAAATGCATTTATATATATTTTGCGCCAATATCCTGGCAACCTATCTCCAGATGGATTATTACCAGCTGAATAATTGTAAGTAAACGCATTGTTCCTATCATAATCATTTGTGGAATAAGATTCGTTTATATTTGCTTGATATTCTATAAAGTCAGTTAGTAATACTTTGTTCTGTACTTTTACTGAATTTTGATATTTTCTAAAATCGCCACCTACAAAATTATAATAATCAATATTATTATTAGCATAATCTACTTTGATATTATTATAGATACGTTTCTCTAATTCTAATAGTAAATTATCTCTATAATCTTTATAACATTTAATCTGGCTACCGTCATGCCCTTTTACAAATGATAAGTTTACTGGATATTCTTCAATTCCTAATTCTTGATCGTCTATCGTTGCATAATTTGCAGACACAGTTGGTATATAAAATTGTACAGGCAGTCCTTTAAATAATAAGTTAACACAGGTGCCTGTGCCGCCGGCAGCAGTATCTGCAGACTTAGCTGCAGCATTTGATGTATATAAAGGATAAAACCATCCATGATGATTTTTATAACTACCTACTTCAACTTCACCGTAAATCTTAAAAGGACCTGCTGTATTGATTAGTGGCTTGTTAGACTGTGTAGAGTCTATAAAAATTTCTGGATGCCATGTAGGATACAATCCTAGTTTTGACGGAGTAGGTGGAATAAATGACCCGTCGGTAGTTGCATACTCGTAAATTTCTAATGTATCGCCATTTTCTTTTTGACACGCAATGTTAACAAATCCATCGTCATTAAAAGTATAATCTCTATCATGTACAAGTTGTGTGCCGTTTAAATATAGCAATACTGCTTTTGCAGATAAATCACTAAGTGTAAAGGTTGACGTCAATGGATACAAATTAATTTCTTTATCAATTATAGTGTATTCTATTCTATTGCTGTCACCACTAGCTACCATATCACTAAAGTAAAAAGGTTGTACTTTAGGTTTGTCTTTATTAATAGCCAATAAAACTTTATCTACGTGCGCTTTATTTGTTCCGTCAAATCCTAAATTTGTAGCTGTATCTATAAAAGTTGTCTTAAATGTAGCATATTTCCTTTTAGAATATTTTAAAGCTTTTATAATATTATACTGTTTGTTTGTAAGATGGTACAAAGTATTTGCTAAACCTGCTTCGTGTTTAACAAAATGTTTTCCTAGATGTGTTACATTACCAAGATCACGTAAATTACTATTTCCAGGATATACTCCTGTAAATCCGTTTAGTTCTTCAACAATACTATCAACATGATCGTATACTTCACCTAATGTAAATTCTACAAGATCAGCATTTAGGGGATTTCTTTCTAAACTGACTGGTAACTCGTAATACCCATTTTCATTTTTGTCTTGTGCAGAGTGAGTCTTAAATTTTACAAAGTCGCCTTCAACTAAATCAGTATTAAATTTAACCGCAATAAAATTAACACCCTTATCTAAGGTATAATCTTGTAGATTTACTTTTAATTTATTGTTAACATAAACTTTTACTGTAAGGTCGTCTAACAAATATGCGTTATCATATACATCTACTTCAAAATTATTTAATTGATTAGGTAATACTTCAATATCTCTTATTACATACTGTTTAAATCTAGTAGGTTTGCTATTCCAACCGTTCACATAATTAAAAACTGTCCTTGTTTTATATTTTTTTAGATTAGCTATACTTGTAGAAACATCAATTTTATCATCATCTTGTTGATATGTAAACACATCTGTCAACAAATTAAATTCAAATAGTATATCACCAGTATTTTCAATGTTTCTATAAGTTAACGGAAACCCTAATTCAGGATCATTTGAACCTGTTCCCTTTTTATAAGAAAATAACTTAGTACCTCTAAAAGTTGACCCGTCAAAAATATCTTGATCAGCATATTCTCTACCGCTCGGACAACATAAATCAAATACAGGTTCTTGGTTATTCAAACTTTTTTCTTGTGCTTGTGTCCAAACATTTTTATGATAGTGAAATGTCTTGCCAGCATACGCTTTACCAATTTTTACAAATACAGTTTCTAAATCTTGAGGTGCGCAATCTACTGGTTCTTTAAAACTTATAACCCTTCTGTTTTTTCCTATGCTCTTAAATTCTACTACATAAATTTTACCAGTAACTAATGGGTCTTTATCATTTGTAAATAATACACGCATGCCTTCGGCAAGCTCTATATTATCAATAATATAACCTTCTTGTCCTTGCACGTTACTAAACACATCAGTTGTTTTTGTATCAATTAAATCAATATCAAGTTTTGCCTGTGTGCCAAAATTATATAATTTTATCCCTGCTTCAAATTCAATAATAGGGCGTTTTGCTCTAAAATTATCATCTAAGTTTTCATTTAGTCCATTTAATTCGAAACTCTTTAATACTACATCTTTATGGAACCATCTATTGGTCCTACTCCAAGGATTTCTATCGTTTGCTCCACGATTTATTACAATATAATCTTTATTTTGCGGATAGTTATTTGCTGTTGAGTACGGAAAAACATCAAAGTTATTTGTATCAAACGGAATTTCAATATTCTCTGTGTAAGCTGAAGGCAATACTAAATCTCTTTGTGATACAAGTTTTATATTTTGTCCAACTCCTTCTACATACCAACTGCCGTCTGCATACTTTGCAGGGGAAACCGATCCTGTAAAATTTACCAACATGCCCGAAGTAAGCTCTACATTATTAGAACTAGTGTAAGTTTTTTTATCAAGTATATCTTGCTCTACGTTTAAGAATGTATTTTCTTCGATATCGTATACTTTAATTAACCCACTTGTATCAGGTGTTGCGGAACTTATATAATACAGTCTGTCTGGTGCATTAGCAGGTATAGTAAATGTTATTGTTCCTTTTTCTACATAAACAATAGCAACTTCATTACCGGCTTCGTTAAATTTCTTAATTCCGTCGTTGTATAGTGTTGATACATTTTCTGCAGATTCAAATGTTACACTTCCTGCTTCGGGTGTAACAACAAAGTCTCCAATATCGTATTCATTACCATAAAGTTCTGCATCAAATAATCCGCTAGACCTAATTCCTTCTTTACCGGCTACTAATAAAGCTTTACCTGGAACAAAAGATCTTTCTATTGCAAACGCAATAGGATGTCCCGGAGTGTCAATTTCAAACTTATAAGTTTGTCCTCTATATAAGTTTAATTTAGGATTTGCTGTAAGACCGTCATTAAAAATATAAACATCGTTGTCGCCCTGATCTTCAACTGTAACAGAGTATGTACTTGTAATATCTCTTGCTTGCCCGGCAATAGCAACACTCAAAGGACCATTAGGCAACCAATAGTATTCTCTAAAATTAGTAATCATGTCCCAATTGATATGGGGGTTCCAAGAGTATGTATCTACTTTGTTTAATCTATCTTGATTTGAAATACTGCCGCCAAAATACTTAATTATATTGAGGTAATCTTTATAATCTTTAGCAAAGTCTACATTGTTTAAATTGTCTCTAATTGTAACTGTAGGCTCAAGCTGGTAATCTTCTCTTTGTTGGGAAGTTTCTTCTAGATAGTTATCATTTGCTTTATAAGAGGAAGTATATTTTCTCCCTACATATCCGTCAATTTTTTCAGCGGCGCCTTTAGATATAAGCTGATCTATTGTACCTTGTAAAAATTTTCTATTTGCTTCAGTCCTAAAAAACTTAGGTAAAAAATTTACAGATGTCTTATCGCCACTGTCGGGCGTCGGAAGTGCGTTTTCATTTTGATTATTATCATACGCCATTAGTAACTATAGCCTCCACCGCTAGAATTATTTGAACTAGAACCGCTTGAACTAGAACCGCTTGAACTAGAACCGCTTGAACTAGAACCGCTTGAACTAGAACCACTTGAACTAGAACCACTTGAACTATTATTAGATGTATTAACTACTGTGGTGTTATTTGTGCTAGTAGTCCTAGGTGTAACTGTTGCATTACCCGATGCTATTCCTGACGTAGATGATGCACTATTTGTAATTACTTTGCCGCTTGCTTGAATTTGTACAGCAGTAATTTCTTTAATTATTTCTACGTCTGATACAGATGCTCCGCTTATAAATATTTCATCTGGTTCTGATCTTATTTCAAATAAACTACCAAATGCTTGAGATCCTTGTCTAGGAACTATTACAATACTAACTAGCTTAGGTGTTAGTTTGTTTATAATATATGCCGAAAGCTCTTGGAAGTAAAATGTTTCACCAAAGTCCCAATTTTCAATTGCAAAGAATTCGTTAATTGCAGTAATTACATCAGCTTTTAACTCATTGTCATTAACGACAAGATCTTTGTTTCTAACAATTTTAAAAATCACTTGTAAATCTTCATTAGCTTCTGTACCAAATAGTATCTTATACTTAACTGGGTGATAAATGACTTCGTCACTTATTGACTTTATTTTATTAATTTCGCTGCCGTAGTTTCTAAACAACTCGTCGTTACTTTGAGGTAATGGTAAATTTAATAATACTCCGTTCAAATACTGTCTAATATTTGTATCGTATTGTCTTGTTAAAACATATGTGTCAATGATATTACTAATAGCAGGATCAATTCTATAGTTGGAGTCTGCAACATGTGTGTACTCAAATCTAATTTTATCTCTACCGGTATAAGCACGATATGTATCAACAGTAGATAAATTATTTAAAACTTTATTAAGTTGTTTAAAAATGCCTTCATCATACAAGTAGAAAATTTGTCCTTCATTTTCATACTGACTATAAGCTCCGATTGCAGCTTGATTTGTTTTTGTAATAATTGTATTATCTGTGTTATTAAAATATCTAAATTCTTCTACGTTATCACTTGTTGTAAACTTTTTTAGAAATACAAGTTTTTGTTGTGGTGCTACAAGTGGACTAACGATTTGATTGAAAAGATCTGGATCATCTATTACATTATCGTTATCTAAATCAAAAAACTCAACTTGTATTTTTCTAGTATCTACATATCCTTCTGAGTCTTTGTAAGAATTACTAATATTCCAGTCATAGTTTTGAGTGAAAGGTTTATTAATATCAGGCTGAGTATTAATGTCAAGGACACGCACTTTGTCTCTAACAATTTTTCCTGATTTAGGATCATAAATTTTATCAGAACTATCAAAAGAGAATCTTGTTTCATTTTCACTTTCAAATATATATCGTAAATTTCTTGTAGTTACTGTATATTTCTCTCCATTAGTTTTGAAGTATGTTAGCCAACTTGCGTCAAGATTTTGCCCGGAAGTATCTCCTGTCTTACCTAATGCAAATTGATCAATTGTGTCAATATCCTCTGCAAGTATTAACTTCCACAAACCGTCTGTTCTATCAAAACGCAATGCAAAATCTTTATAAGCAAATGCTTGATCAATAATTTGTGTTTTTAAATCGTTTGTAAAAAATATGCTTAAAGCAGGAATAATTTCTTCTAGTATTGCACCTGTTGGAATAGAGTCACTAAGTGTTATGCCGCCTGTGTTTAGATCAGGGTCTATAATAGTACCATCATCTACAATATTTGTAACTTTTGTCCATTTATAAAGCACAGCAAAAGGATGATTTGCTTCGCCGTCCATAAGTGCATGACTGTTGTCTGACATAAAATGTTTACCTTCAGGAGCAACAAATTTTAACATAGCACCAGGCAATATAGATTTAAAATTACTAGAAGTAAATGTACCTACTGGAAATGCTGTTGAATCATTATCTACAATAGTACCAATATTTTGGTTAGTTAAATTACTAAAACTGTTCCATGTTGCACTAAGATCGTCAACAATTAGTTTAGAATACTGTGCAAGATAAAAATTTCTAACACCGGAAGATTCGATTATTCCTTGTAGTCTGTTTACAATAATGCCTTCTATGTCACTTTGTGACGAAAATGTAAAGTCTTGTTTTGTTTCATAAATGTCTTTATATAATACGCCATCGTCTGCATACAATTTTGTAGTACTATATTTTCCACTAGGATCTTTTATATCTAAGTATCTACTAATTCCCGAACTGATTCTGTTTACACTTTTTGTCTTAATAATTTCTTGGCTAACAGACAATGGTCCTACATTATAATCTTCCCCAGTAATTAATCTATTCTGCGTATAATAAGAAGTAGGTGCATTTAGTTTGATATCAGCATTTGACTCTGCTGCACTACCGTTGATAATTGTGTATTGTAGTCTCAATCCCAAAGTTAAAGTTTGCTGAGTTCCGTTTCTAGCTTGATAAGGAATGGCGATATTTATATTACCCACTGCGCCCGGTGTAATTACAGCAGGAGTAGGCAAACTTGTTCTATAATATATTTTAAAATTACCATTTGGTAAGTTTCCAAATGTTCCGTCACTAAAAACTACATTAATTCTATCGCCAATACGACTTTCTACAGCAAATATATCTCTAACTTGATTAAAGATGCTATTATATATGACGTTATTACCTTGTACGGCGTTTAATTTTGTCCACTGAGCTGTTTCAAAGCCATTTGAGTCAACACTATATAACCATACATCAGAGTCGTTTATATTTTGAGCATCAATTGCAACTGTTTGATTAGCAGTTGGGTTTGTTATATTAAAAGTGCCTTGTTGCATAGTACCTTGTCTACCATGCATAAAAAATCCTGTATTAGAACTTCCTGCGCCTTGTCCGTCATCTCTAAACAAAAATGCTGGACTTGTTCCCGGCAGTGGAGGCTCTTCAACAATACTGCCGTTGTCTATATCCGAACTTACTAGTTCTATTTTTACGTTAGTGCCTTCCATTGATTTTGTAAACGGAAAAAGGGCCGCATCACTATTTGTAGAATTAAATCTATATTTTTGTGTAGTCACGCCTTCTATATCCTGTGACTTTAAAGGATTTCCTATACTATTGTTTATAGGCAGTGCTGCATTTAATATTTTTGAAAACTGTTCAAAATAATTATTGTTTGCATTATCATTCCATTTAACAACAGTATTAGATAAATTTATTCCCTGACTATCAAACATTGTTTCTGTTGTTTTTACAGTTGTAATTTTAAACAATCCGTTAGCGCATTGATTACGTTTTGGATTATATGCAAGCATACGAGCTAAACGTAAGACACTTTCCCTACGTTCTGCAGTTTCTAAGAAATTTTCTCTTGCATTTAGATCTACACGGAAAGAAATATTTTGACCTAAAAATGCAATCATGTCGATTAAGGCTAGATATTCACTAGATTCGATATAATCATTAAAATCTTCGGGATAGTTTTGACGCAGATAGTTAATCATAGCCCTGCGTAAGTTATCAAAATCGTAGCTTTGAAAGTCAGCATTTCTAAAGCTACTATAAATTCTTTTCCAGTCTTCTGATACTAGTAATCTAGACTGTCTATCACTTGATGACATATCATTATTCCTTTATACTTGTGTATTTATGTGATATAATAATGTATGTATTTAATTTTTAAATAATAATCCTGCTTGCTGATCAAAGCTAAACCGCAATTTTTCCACTATAGAATAGTTAATAAATTTGACAGTTGCAGTAACTTGTATGCCATTTTCGTATTGATCTACAATAACTTCTTCAGCTTGAACTCTAGGATCGTAATTAATAATAAATGTAACATTTTCAATAATTGCTTGTTGTAAATCAACTGTGAAGGGTTCAAATAATATGTCCCATATAATACATCCAAAAGTTGGATCAGATAGTTTTTCGCCTTGTCTAATATGGAAATGATTAATAATGTCTTGTTTTATAGCTTCGTGGTCATAAACCTTAAAACTTTTATCGTTTGTGGCAGAAGAAAATCCTCTATAAGTCCTACTGCCAGGAAGTTCTTTTGTAGAACTTGCTACGCTTAATTTTTTATATAGATTTTGTTCTAGTTCGCTCATACTATATTTACCTTACTATTGTGGTCCAGTATTTGGAGAACCGTCCGCGTTTTGTGGTCCTGGTGCATTTTCATTTTCTGGCGGCGTAGGAGATTCTGCTTCAAGTGCTTCATTAATTTCTTTACTTGGAGCAACATATTCACCTGTAGGCAATCCGTCCTTATCTACAGTAGCGTCGGTGCTAGGACCTTGTGGAATTATTCCTGGAGTAAATCTATAACTTCCTCCTTCATTTGCAGCAGTACTGAAATGCATAGCATCATCTATAGATGTCCAGTTTCCGCCCCAGCCAAGCCCCCATTTTTTAGCTATTTCACCTGTATTTGCAGGCATGTCTGTAACCGGTGCATTTCTTGGTCGAGGTTTAAATAGTCCATTAGGGGTGCCGTTCCTTACAGGATTTGGTGGGTTAATATCAATAGCCGCTCCGGAAGCATGTGTACTCCAGTTTTTTGATTTACCAATTGTACGCTTACTGAATCCTAATAGAGTTTTTATTTCGTATCCGGTGCCTTCTAGTTCGTCAATAAATCCTTGGAAGTTTGGTACCCAAATTTCTGCAACGTCTGCTTTAAGTCCTCGTTTACCTGATGTGATTGTTCCAAGAGGACCATCGCCGACAAATATTCTACCAAGATATTTTCCATATCCTGATTTAGCCATATATTCATCGGTTCTTTCTTTGTCAACTTGGAAATTAGAAATAGATCTAAGTGATTCTGTTCCAGGTACAGTTTCCGGAGGTACATCTACTCCATTAACAATTGTTTGATCGCCTGTTGTACCGTAATCGTCATTTCCGCTAGAGTTTAATACTGTTGCAGATTCTTGTACATTAGATTTAGATTTTGTAAATGTATCAGGTGTCAATATCCTATCTGAAGGCATAAGTTGTCCTGGTGATTCCCTGTCAGTTTGTTCTGCTTTAAATCCTAGCGGATTTAAATTTTCATGATGCGGCCAGGGTTCGTGTTGTGGTGCTCTTGCGTGTATGCTTTCATAAGGCACTGTATCTTTAGTACCAGGAAATACATAAGGCAAGTTAATAAGCGGAAGTGGTATAATTGGTTCTGCAATCTTTGCTGAAGTTGCTGAAGTTGCACTAAGTGCAGTCAAAGCTGCAACTCCTGCAACAGATTTTCCTGTGTTCCAACTAATTTGATCTGCATCTCCTGCGATTGCTGTGCCTCCTAATATATGTAAACCATTTGTTGCTTCAAAATGTTGCACATCGGCTTGTATAGTATTGGCACCTGTAATTGTAAGAGATTGATCGCCCTGTATAATAGTATTATGATTGCCAACAGTAAGTATTTTAGTATCGCCAGTAGAATGAGAATTTATTTCAGAAGCTTTATTAAGATATACTCCTGCTGATAAATCGTTAATATTACTTGCACTTTCTCTATAGAAAGTATGTGCAGATTTTTGATGGAAGCCACCTAGAGACGTATTTAAGATATTTCCTGCTGTAACTTCGTGATTGTTTTCTATAGTAACAAAGTTATCCATGTCTATTTTTATATTACTAGTACCTAAAACATTTCTTTTATAATTGTTACCTACTAAAATATTAGTATCAAACGCACTTTCTATTTGTATTCTACCAGACTCTACGCCATCTAACGTTTTTTGTCCGTCGGAGAATCTAGCCTGTGCCCTCATGTTTATATTTCTACCAGCGTCAATGTTAAAATCTCTTTCAGCTGTAAAGTTAATATCTTGATTGCTCATTACACTAACACTATCTTGGGCATGAATATCAATTTTACCATCACTAGATAGTTCAATCCATGCTGTGCCTCTGCTGTTTGCAATATAGATTAAATCTTCTGAATTATGCATCACTATCTGATGCCCTGTTCTAGTACGTAATCTAGTCAATTCATTTTGCGGTATAGTTTCGTCGCCGCCTGGAAATCCTGCGCCTTTGTTTACATATCTTGGTGGACCATCTTCTGCATGTGTTTCTCTAACAAATCTTTCGTCACCGTCATCCATTACAAACGATGAGCCGCCTAGTCTATTGTAGGGTAACTCTACTTTTTTACCATCTGGCCCTACTTCAAATTTTGGGTTGCCTTTACGCTTGTCTTTAGGACCAGGTGTGCTCCATCCAAACACCATACTAGGAAAGTCGCGTCTTGCACTAGTTGTAGTAGTGCCTCTAGCTTCGTCTGCTAATAAACCCTGAACTTCTAATATTTGTGTAAAGTCTTTGTTATATGGTTTGTTAAAAAGAGTTGTATCAACTTTTTCACCAGATTCAACCATTTTATTATATTCACCAACAGGTAATTTTTTACCTATCAAGTGTTCAGGTGTGTTTTCTGTAGTAAGTGTAGTTGATGGTCTTCCGTCCGGTACCATAAAGTTCATGTAATCGTCTGGTATGCATCCTATCCAATACCCAAAGTTTTTATTTCCTTCAGCAAATATTACTAATACCTTAGTGCCAATATCCGGCGGCACTGCCCACATACCATAACTTTTTTGCGTAAATTCATATCCGTCATTTTCTGTTAAGCCTCTAGCAGGAGTTGTGCCATAGAACGGACTCAAATAGCGTACAGTTTCAAGTTGTCCGCTTTTCTCTGGCAAGTTTCCTGCAGAAGTATATCTTAATATTTCTACTTCTAGTGTTCCCATATTGTTAACATCAATATTATTAACAATTACAGCTTCGTACGGCGAACCTACTTTTAGAGGTGGTAATTCTCTTGTTGTACGAGTATACGTAGTTCCTTTTCTTGGTGGTTCATTTCTTGCCATTATGTATTAGTCCAACTTTTTGTAAGATTTTGTGCTGCATTTTTTGCCTTATCGGTTAACCCATCTTTGGCTTGATTTACTAATCCTGTTACGTCAGGAGACAAGTTGTTTATTGCACCGTCTATTGCATCTACATAACCTCCGGCGCCTGTGACCGAATCTAAACACGGTGCAGTTCCATTTTTTAAGTCGCCGAAAACAGGAATACTATTTAATGCATCATCTATTACACTTTCTATATAAGGTAATGCAGGAGCAGTAATATCTATATTTCCGTCTTCGCCAGTTGGTACAGGAGCAGGTACTTCTTTAGGAACTAAATCAGGTAATTGTTCTTGTCCTCTTGGATCTAATGCATCTGGATTTTGTACACTTTCGGTTTCTCCAGTAGCATCAGCAGAAGATGGCGAAGTTCCAACGTCAGATGTTCCTCCTGCTACACCAGGATCTGAAACTACTACAGGACTTATTGCCGCGGCATTTATTCCATGTACAAGTATATCTTTTACTTTTTCACCAGATCTAAAATCATACCTGTCATCTAGCGCATCTATTTGATAATATACATATGGATTATCTACTACAGGTAAATCTACATTTGGCAAAGGCATAGCGCCTGCTCTAGTAGGTCTATATGCGCCTGTTTGTGATCCTGCAGATGTTGCTTCTACTTGTGATTTAGTGCTTATCCCACTAGGTGGTCTAGCTCTATTTCCTCCAGTTGTTGTTACGTCAACATCTGATATATTTCCCTCACCACCGTTTCTAATATCTTCTAGTGCTTGATATACACTGTCAGGATTATGATTTGATTTGTTTAATCCATCTCCAGCATAAAAACTTTGACCTTTTTTTAAATTTCTTTTTGGCAGTCCTTTGTATACACTTCCTGCTGCAATATCATAAGGTACAGGCATACTTGCGAATTCAGCAGCTAAAAAAATCATAAATTTTCCGCTATCTAATTCTCCGCTTTTCCATTTGCTATATCTTCTAGTTTTTTCTAATCTTTTAATAATTAATGCATCCTGTACATCTGATGTAAAACATACCCTTAATGGATCGCATCCTAAATATCCTATGCAGTCTTTTAATGTGCTTTTAATAAACTGATATTTTCCTACTGCACTAGATTCTCTTCCAGAGTTAATTCGTTGTGTTTGATAATCTTGGACTTGAGACAATGTCATAGAAGTAAGTGAAGGTTCTACAGAACCAGGCCATACACTACAATAAGGATTTGATCTAACTGCTTCTCCGTCGGCAATCAACTTCAATAATTTACGATCCATATCGCTAACTGTAACTGCCATTAGAAGGGTCCTTTAATACCTGTTATACTATTTACAGCCGACACTGCTTGATCTGTAGCATTGTTGATTTGAGTTACGGCAGCATCAACGTCTGCCTTTCTTACACTAGGAATAGCTGCAAATAACGATTCAGGCGGAGACCATGTTACACCTGCAACTGTTAAACTAGGAATATTTGCAAGTTTTTTGATTTCAGGAAATACACCCGTAATAACACGGTCAACTTTGTCACCAACTTTAGGAAGCAAGTCTAATGGAGATTCGCAAGGCGAATCATTGTTACCGCCTTCTTCGTTGCCGCCTACGTCTCCTGTAGTTGGTTGTGTTCCAGGTCCGGTATTTACTGCAACATCATCATTAATTTCTACAAATGTTCCCGGTTCGCCTTCGTCCTCTTGTCCACGCGATCTAAGTAATTCTAAACTTTGAGTAAATTGACCTTTATTAAAACTATTTTGTACACTTAAGACTCTGTATATACCACTAAATTCCGGCACAAGTTGAGATCTTAAAATATTGTCTCCTTCTATAGAATAGTCAACCGGAGTAGAAAAGTTAACTATAACATACACATCATTTTCTAAATATGTCATATACCCTTCTTCAGTTACAGAAGGAGTTCCGCTTGCTCTATCAGCGATATAGTTTCCTGTTTGTGTGGGGAGATAAAAAGGATCTCCCCATATATTTAAACTAGCACTCAGCATGTCAACATTGTTATTTAGGAATCTATGATGGAATGTTTCTGCTAAACGTTTTCTAATATCTGTTGTTCTACTGTCGCCTGTAATAGCAAATTCTGTTCTTTCTGTTGTTGTTCCGCCTGCAGACGATTTATCGCCGCTGTTAGCTTTACTTGTACTTGCGCCTTTTTGATCGCCAGTATTTTGAAAAGTTTTTCTGTCAGATCCTCCTGATGCCGACGCTCCTGGATTCATACCAAAGTTAGCATATGCTTCTTGTAAAAACGCATTGTTAAAGTTAATATTAAAATCTAATACATCTTCATTTTTTCCAGTATAGATATAATTGTATTCTTTTGTAGCAGCTTGTCTTATTCCGCCACGGTTTGCTGCTACGCCGTTTGGAGGCTGAAAACTTGCATCGTCAGTGTAAAATGGAACTACTGCGTAAACAAATACTAACGGCGGTCTACCTTTAATTTTTTCTGCTTCGGGATTAGTGTCTTGAAATACATGTGTATTAATTCTATACAGTTTACGAATTCCATTTTCTGAAATTTCAGCTGCATTTTCTGCTGCATATTCACTATCTACTAATACCTTTTCAATTATTTCATCTATACGACTTCCTGAAGAAAAGCTTTTTTCCCTTGCTTTTTCAGCTACAGTCATTTCTCCTGCTGTTGTATCTGCTACACCTTCTTCGTTATATGATGCACTTAAATCAGGTGAAGGTGCTGTGCCGCCTTGGTTGTCATCAGGTACCATTAAACTAAGACCTATTTCATTCATAAATGAAATATTACGACAATAATTTTCCAAATTTGTAAAAATAGCACTCTTGCTAGGAACTTTTACAGCATCCAAACTTTCTTGCTTTCTAGGATCATCCTCAGGTAGTTCAGCTAACCCCTTTTCTCTTCTTAATTGTTCTGCAGCTGTAATTTGTATCTGATCGGGTGGAGATATTTCTCCGTTTACAATTTTCATAATTGCTGCAGGGTCTTTGGGGAATGCAATTATATACCTGTCGCCGGATTGATTAGGTATTGCCCCAGAATCTTCTAAGCCATCTATACGCTGGTTAATAACAGTCATTACACTTCTATCAACCCCAGATAATAAATCTGACACTGTAGAACCAACAACATTTATATCCATTTTTGTTTCTGCAGCTTCGTCACTTAGTGCAACTTCGCTATATGGAACAGCTTTTAGTGAATATACAGATCCAGATCCAGATACATCAAACTCTATATTTAAAATTTTGACAGGAATATATGCCGGTGCTGTAACAAGATTAGCAATGTTTAGTTGTTCGTCATAACCAGTAAATTCAATTTTTATTCCGTATACAGCTTCGCTATAATTTTTGTATCCTAAATCTTTAGCAGACTCAACAACAGACTGTAAGAAATTTCCCATACTATACGGTTCTGTAATTTCAAAACTAAGATCAGTTCCTAATGCAATACCAGTTTTTTGATTAGGGGATATTACTGCCGATGTTTGCAAATTGTCTATAAAGTATTCTGCATGGCCGCCAATTTCTTTTTCTACAGGAATTTGATGCCTCTTGTCATACATTCCGCCGCCTGTCCTTGCTATTACTTTTGTAAAGCTGTCTTGTCTAAGTAATTCAGGATTATTAATTGTATCAGCATTCATTATACCAAATGTAATAACATAATTGTGTGAATTATATTCTCTAAGAGGATTAGGATTAAATTTTGCAGGTGCGCCACTTATTGCACCGTCTATTAAGGATATGCCACTTCTGTCTTCAATGTCTTCAATTAATTCTCTAAGAACATCAAACTCTCCGCCTACTGCTCCTAGAATAGAATTAAAATCTTTGGGTATAACATTAATTGTTTCTTGTATAAAATTTCCAATATCAGAAAATCCGCCTACAATATTATTCAACTTATCAAATCCAAACCCTTTTACAAAGTCCCCAGGAGATTTAATTGCTGATATTGAAGAATTGATAGAATTCATAATATCTGTAGTCTCTTGTTGTGTTAATCCTCCAAACACACCTAAGTCTATGTTATCGTTTATTAGTCCTCCTAAGTCGCCTGCAGGAGAGCCTGCAGCTAACTCGCCTAAAATATTATCAAGTTTTAAAGCACCGGATTCTTGTAGATAATTAAATCCGCCGTCTTGTATTGCATCTAATTGGCTTCGGTTTAACAAGCCGTTTGATAACCCACTGATACCTCCAATAGCCTGAGCTGTAGAACCATTTAGTTGTGAATTTATTATTGTCTGTGTTGTGTTGTTAGGGATATTTGCAGTTAAAAACTGAGAGCCGGCATTTAAACCAGCGGTGGTTACTCCTGCAGCGGAATTTACTGTTGTAGAAGTAAGTGACATTACGCCTTCGGCGGCAGACGCCTTTATATTTGCTTGCGTAGCAGCTGTAGATAACCAACTTGGCATTTATACTCCTAAAATATTTTTTAAATGTTTTCTTTGTGGCAGATAAATCTTGGTGCCTGCTACAAAATCAAAAACTGGGTCTTTAATAACGTCTGGATTTCTTTGAGCAAAAATCCACCATAAATCTTTTGCTGCATACAAGTCATTTGCAAGTAAATCTGGCCTATAAGTATACGCAGGTGTTATTTCATATAATATATCATCTAGGCCTACTGGAACTGGTCTTGCTGTCATAATATCAAGATATCCTGCAGAATTTACAGGAGTTTTCCCATACGGACCTTTATTTTGTAATTTCTTTATGTTTGAATCAGTTAAAGTTGCCATTAAATAAATCCTTCATTTGTTTGCAAAGTATCGCCTCGTGCAAAACTTTGTAAACTAAACTTTGAATGTGCTGATCTTGCATAATTGGGTACTACTGTAACTGTAAAAATGCTTTGAGTAGGCACATAGTCAACATTACCATTTACATTACATTCGATATAATCAACATCCGCTGGCATATCAGTAGTAAAGTTTGTGATTAGTACCGGAACATTGTTAAACACATGTTTTCCGTAGCCGTTTAATCTACACACAGGTGGAGGGTTGCCTTGGTCTTCACTTTGTCCATAAAACATTTTAGTCATTGTTCTAAGAAAGTGCAAACATGCTACCCAATACTTTGCATCATTTGCATTCTCACTAAAAAATTCGCCGGTAATTGTAATTTGATCAGTTTGACTGCTTTCGTATACATAAAATGGATGATTAGTATGTACTGGTTGTATATTTGAGTAATTTGCGCTTGAACCTAAAATTATTGTTGGAGTAAACGGAAATATCATACTATTTCCAGTATCCGCAATAGGTGCAAGGACATCTCCTTGCATTAAATCAGCAGGACCAGTAATTTTTACTCGCCAATCTTCTGCATCTACAGTTGAATATGTATCTCTAAGAATAGCACGACTAAATGTTCTTTGTTCAGGTGCCGCTCCTGGATATACGCCTTGTATTGCGTTGTTTGCCATTCGTATAGCTTTACCTACGCCAGAGGATCCGCCTCCTGCCGCAGTAATTAAATTATCAACTGCATTTAACCCGGATCTTACGTTGTCAATCCTACTTCCCCTACCAGAAGATAAATTTGAAAAGGATGTAACTGCATTGCCAATATTTTGTGTAAAGCGACTTACACTTTGTGCTGTCTGGATAGGGTTTCCGCCAACTAGGTTTCCAGCTAAGTTATTAAAAGATTCAAAAATTGATGCCATAATGGTATATCTCCACTAGTATTTAGTTGACAAAATTATGTATGTATATTATAATAAGTATATAAAGGAGCTATTATGAGAAAACGAAATTATCTTAATAACAGAGACATTCTGTCAGAGATACACAGATCAAAAAATACATACAACAGCTATACTGATAGTACATATGCAAATTATGATATTATACTAGAAAGTATTGACAAGATTAACATTAGAACCATTGCAGAAGCAAAAAGAAACAAAGCAAAAAAGCTTTCGTTACACGATTATGAAACTAGAAAGATTGCTGGAGAAAAAGTTAAGCAAGCCGAGTGCGAAATTGATTATAGGACTATTACTAAAGAAGAACTTATCTTTCGTATTATGACGTTTGATCATATTCCAGAAGAGCCGGGTAGAAAAAAGAATCCAAAAACAGTTGCTGATACTAAAGTAAAATTAAATTTTCCACCTTTTCAACATTATAAATTTAATGATGATGGAGAATTGATTATTGTAGGTAAAAGTCATTGGGTCGGGGGTATGGAAAACGGAAACTTTAGCCATAAGCACGGCAAAGCTACAGATAAACTTGCTATGATGTGGATGAAACTATGCGATAGGTATGCTACACGGGGCAATGTTCGTGGATATACATATAACGACGAAATGCGCGGACAAGCAATTTTACAATTAGCACAAATTGGACTACAGTTTGATGAATCAAAATCTCAAAATCCGTTTGCGTATTACACAGCCGCAGTTACTAACAGTTTTGTTCGTGTAATTAACATTGAAAAGCGTAATCAAAATATTAGAGATGATATACTAGAACAAAACGGATTAAATCCTTCTTACACGAGACAACATGAAGGAGAATGGGAAGCTGCTGTAAAAAGAAACGAAGATGCTCCTATATCCGATTTTAAATCAAAATAACGGTTGACAACTGTTGAAATAACCTATATACTATAACAGTATTATTGGAGGATACTCTTTGTTTAATAAAGCTGCGGTGTTTACAGACATCCATTTTGGTTTAAAGGGCAATAGTCGTGTACATAACGAAGATTGCGAAGAATTTATTGATTGGTACATAGAACAAGCACAAGCTGCCGGTTGTGAAACTGGTATTTTCTGTGGAGACTGGCATCACAATAGAAATTCACTAAACTTAACTACAATGGATGCTACAATTAGGAGCATGGAAAAGCTAGGCAAAGCATTTGAAAAGTTTTATTTCTTTGATGGCAATCATGATTTGTACTACAAAGACAAACGTGATGTAAACTCAACTGCATTTGCAAAACATATTCCGGGTATTACATTTGTAGACGAAATCTTTGTTGAAGATGACGTTGCACTTGTGCCTTGGCTTGTTGGTGACGAATGGAAGAAGATGAAAGACATCAAAACAAAGTATTTGTTTGGTCACTTTGAACTTCCTAGCTTTTATATGAACGCATTAGTTAGAATGCCCGACCACGGCGATCTAAAGCCTGAGCATTTTAAGCATCAAGAGTACGTCTTTAGTGGACATTTTCATAAAAGACAAAAGCAAGGTGCTATACACTACATTGGTAACGCATTTCCACATAATTATGCCGACGTTGGTGATGACGAACGTGGTATGATGATACTTGATAAGGAAAACAACAAAGAGCCGGAGTATATTAACTGGCCTAATTGTCCTAAGTACCGCACTATTAAACTTAGTGAACTAATTGATAACGCAGATACTCTTATTAAGAGTAAAATGTACTTGAGAGTCACTTTAGACTTGCCTATTAGTTACGAAGAGGCAAGTTTTATTAAAGAAACATTTATTACCCAATACAACTGTCGTGAAATTACACTAATACCGCAAAAACAACTAGAAGAAATTACTACTGAGTTGGATATTTCTGTTTTTGAAAGCGTAGATCAAATTGTAAGTAACGAAATTGCCGAGTTAGATACTACTAACTTCGATAAGAGTAAGTTATTGCAAATTTATAATGGACTAGAACACTAATATGATTAAGATTAAAGACTTAACCGTAAAAAACTTTATGAGTGTAGGTAATCAAACTCAAGCAGTTGACTTTGACCACGAACAACTAACACTTGTACTAGGTGAGAACTTAGATCAAGGTGGTGATGATAGCGGATCACGTAACGGTACTGGTAAAACAACTATTATTAATGCATTAAGTTATGCATTATATGGTAATGCACTGACTAACATTAAAAAGAACAACTTGATTAATAAAACTAACTCGAAAGGCATGTTAGTTACATTGCATTTTGAAAAAGACGGCAATGATTATCGCATTGAACGAGGTCGTTCGCCTAATATTTTTAAATTTTATATTAATAATCAAGAATCACTAATAGACGAGTCACAAGGTGATAGTAGACAAACGCAAGATGATGTAAATGCACTACTTGGTATGAGTCATGACATGTTCAAACATATTGTTGCACTGAATACCTACACAGAACCCTTCTTGAGCATGAGGGCAAACGATCAACGTGCTATAATCGAGCAACTATTAGGTATTACAATACTTACTGAGAAAGCAGATGCTCTTAAAGATCAGGTTCGGCAAACTAAAGATGCAATTACCGAAGAAACTTTAAAAATAAATGCTATCCAAACAGCAAATGAAAAGATCGAAGAAAGCATACAGCAATTATTGGGTAGACAAAAAGCATGGCTTGCTAAACGTACTTTAGATACTACAAAGTTGCGCCAAGGAATAGACGAATTAGAACACGTAGACATTGATTCTGAGTTAGATTCTCATGAAAAATTACAAAATTGGAGTGAGCATAACAATGCTATTTTGGCTCTTAAAAAAGAATTAAGCACATTGGAGCCTGCATTACAACGTGCTGACAAGTCTGTTGATAAAGTCAATAAAGACATCGCAGAATTAGAAGATGCTAAATGTTATACTTGCGGTCAGGAACTTCATGCAGACAAAAAAGCAGAAATTGCTAATCGTAAAAGCCAAGAGTTACATGATGCATTAGCTTATCAAACAGAGATTGGTAATAAACTTACTAATGTAGTTCAAAATCTTGATGATATAGGCGACATTAACGGAAAACCTACTACATTTTATGAAACAGCTAAAGAAGCATATGCACACAGGCAGAACGTTGACAGTTTGAAGCAAGCATGGGAGGCTAAGAAAGAAGAAGCTGATCCGTATCAAGCACAAATTGACGACCTACAAGAAACTGCAATACAAAAAATAGATTGGTTACCAGTTAATGAACTAACTGATTACAAAGAACACCAAGAGTTCTTATTAAAACTATTAACAAACAAAGATAGTTTTATTCGCAAGAAAATTATTGATCAAAACTTAGCTTATCTAAACAATAGACTTACGTATTATCTTGATAAGATTGGATTACCACATCAGGTCCTGTTTATGAATGACTTGAATGTTGAAATAACACAGCTAGGACAAGATTTAGACTTTGATAACTTGTCAAGAGGTGAACGAAACAGACTTATATTAGGTATGAGCTTTGCGTTTAGAGATGTTTGGGAAAGTTTGTATCAAAATATAAATTTATTGTTTATAGACGAGCTAATTGATAGTGGCATGGATACAGCAGGCGTGGAAAATTCTCTAAGTATTCTTAAGAAGATGGGTAGAGAAAGAGAAAAGAACATTTATCTTATCTCACACAAAGACGAATTAGTTGGAAGAGTCAATCATGTACTGCGAGTTGTAAAAGAAAATGGCTTTACAAGCTATGCAAACGACATTGACGTTGTGGTTTAGAGATATTATGGCAGATGATACACAAGATAAATTGGTAAAAGCATACTTAGAATACTTCAAAGCAAACGATGTTTTTGAACAGCGCAATTCTGTAAGAACACATAGATATGTAAGAAAATGTTTACGTGATATTAGAGAACTTGCAAAGATACGTATGGAAGAAATACATCAAAAACATCAAACTACTAGAAAGAGAAATAATGCTTCATAACTTTTCAAGTATAGATCCACTGACTCCTTTTACACCTACATGGAATATAAACTTGTGGGTGACAACATATGAAAATAAAGAAAATTTATATATTATGAAGGATTGGATTGAACAAAATGCTCCGATCATTAAAGAGAAACATAAAGATAAAGAAAGAAATGACGGGGGTACTGGTTTAGGTAATGATAGCCTTACTTCCAATTTCCAATACTTTGATTTATTTGATGAAACAAAGGACATAGATGCATTTGTTGATTACAAATTATTTGTAAAGAACGAATATAAAAAATTCTGTAAAGAATTAAATGTTAATAACGAAATTTGCACTCTAAACTCGTGGGCTAATATTGTTCACACTGGTCAAAAAATTAAAAAACATAATCACGGTGCAACACACTTTTCATATCTCAGCGGAAATGGACACTTAGAAGATTATGAAACAAGTACAGTATATTTTAATCCATTTGATAACGGAGTACAATATACAATTCCAAACAGACAAGGCGGACTTACATTTTTTCCAAGCTATTTGTATCATGCATCTACTGAACATGTTGCTGACAATGACAGATTTAGTGTAGCATTTGATATTTTAGTAGATAGTATAAGTCCAGAACCAATTACGACGATGGGAACTGCATTTTGACACTATATAATAAATGCAGTGGACATATAACGGTAAACAAATTGACGAAATACCAGATGAGTACGAAGGATTTGTTTATCTTATTACTAACACCACTACAGGCCAAAAATACGTAGGCAAGAAACTAGCAAAATTTAAAACTACTAAGCCACCACTTAAAGGCAAGAAAAACAAAAGACGCGGCACTAAAGAAAGCGATTGGCGCACTTACTGGGGTTCCAGTGATAGACTAAACGCAGACGTAGCTGCACTAGGCGAAGATAAGTTTACAAGAGAAATATTATACCTATGTAAAGGTAGGGGCGAAATGTCCTACATAGAGGCAAGAGAACAGTTT